ACTCTGTTAATTTGTTTTTGGTTAGAAAAATCATATTCTGTTTTTGGTTCTGGTACTTTAACGTTTATCTTTGCCATTACTCTCCTCCACCTGGATCAAAAGGATCATTATAAGAACCATCTGCTTGCACTCCAGATTCTCCGGTAGCGTAAGAACCACCTTGACCTCCCGTTTCATCTTGATACGCTATAGATACTCTAGCAGCATCACGAGCAGCTTGATTTTTTTGTCGTGCTCTTTGTTGTTCTTGTATTTTTTTAAATGCTTCTTCATAAAAATCTTTTCTTTGGTTTGCAGAGTCAGTTTTAAATTTCATTTTTGCTAACTCTCTAGCTTTTTGAGTAACATAATCTTTATAGTTACCCCTAGCTGATACAATGTTTATTCCATATGGGTCTTTAGCAGGATCTTCACCAGAATCTAATCCAAGTTCTTTTGCAATTCTTTCTGCAGTTTCTATATTAAATACATCTTCTGAATTTAATCCCCCAATACCTCTTGTAGAAAGGTTTCCTTTTGCACCAAATATTTTAGGATTTAAAGCTGCTGTTATACCTGTAAGAGACATACTATATGGATTATTTTTTAAAATACCAATAGCATCACCTAAATTAAAAGGTCCAAATCTTGGTTTAAAATATTCTTTTTGAAATTTATTTAATTGATTAAGTGTTGCTAAACCTACATTTTCTTTTGCTCCCTCTTCTAAAAACTTTTCATAATTATAATCAAATATACTCATTAGCACTTCCACCTTCTACGAGCTTGTCGTATTCTAGAGTTAGGATCGTTTCTAGTTTTTGCAGATGATCTTTTTAATTGTCCTAAAGATCTTGCACAATATGATTTTCTTCTTTTAGCTGCTTTAGATCCTTTTTTAACTTTACCAGTTACAGCTGTTTTTAATTTAGATCCTGGGTTAGCTCTTCTATATGCAGCTACACCAGCTCTTGTCATACCAGCACCTGATTTTGTAGATCTGTAATTTTTTTTATTTCTTGATATTGGGTTTTCTGATCTACCGCCTGATTTATAATATGTTCTCATTAATGTTTATCCTTACCATTTGCAAATTCTCTTTGTCTGTCTTTTAATTTTTCAATATCATTAGTAGCTTTCTCTACTTGTTTTTGTAAAAACTCAATGTTAACTTTGTTATGCATACCATCTTCAATAGCTTTGTTTAAACGATCTACAGATTTATAAAGATCTTCTACTAACATGTAGAGCTCCGCTTCACCAGATGATTTACCTAATTGTCCTCTAGGGTATTTAATTCTAAATTCAGAGTTAGCTTCTAAGTCTTTACCCATTAATTCTAATTGTGTTGAGTGTTGATTAAGAGTTTCGTGCAATCCAAAATATGCCCAAGTTCCAATTGCTACCATTGCAATTAAACTAGCAACTGTTTTCATTGGCATTTGTACTGCTGCTTCTTCTGATATCTTTAAAGGTTTTGCCATTATCTTCTACCGTCCGGTCTTAAATCTAAATTAATTGTTCCAAATCTCCATGTTTCACTAACTGCATCATTTTCTATTTTTATATTTGCATATCTTCCTCTAGCTCTTGTGTCAAATTTAAGACTACTAGATGTAATAGTAAAAGGACTTAACGCAGTATTTGTACTAGATTGTGATGGAAATCTTTTTACTGCTAGTGTTAGTTTAGCATTACCTTGAAGATTTTTAAAGTCTGGAATAAATCTTTTTAATGATAAGAAAAACTCACCATCTGTTTCCTCTGTTTTAATGTCAAAATCAAAAGACTTAGCAAACGAAGTAATTGTTGTTTTACTACCATCAGCATTAACTTGATCGGTCCCCGTTTCATGCTCAAATATTGTTGTACTACCTAAACCTGTTATACCTCTGACTGCCGGGAATGATCCATTTGTAGATGAATCATATTTAGTTGCATATGGTTTAGGATATACAGAAGCGTCAAGCCATGTTGTTCTAGCCTCGTTTCCTGTATACCAAATAGTTGCTCCACTACTGGCTGTTTCGCCGTAGTTATAAACAACGTATCTGTTGTTAAAGTTTTGACCTGATGCTGGATAATACCAAACTACCTCTGTATATAAATTATTTAAACCACAATTAATTTGTTGTCCTTTTGTAGATTCAATGTCATCGTAAACATAATCTTCTACAGAACAATCTAAAGATTTAACTGTACCATCAAATAAAAAGAAACCATTAGGACTCATCCAGTATGCAATACCATCTATTTCTACAGCTGCGTTCTGACCTATTAATCCACAGTTCGTACCTACTTGTTCAAAACCAAATGTAAATGGAGCTCCTACAGTTTTCATTGTATAAAGTGCATTGTCTGTCCATATTAAAATTGTTTCTTTTGCTTTTAATGCACCCATAATTTTTGTGCCGTCTTGTAATCTTTGTGAGCCTGCTGTGTTAATAGCTGATGTGTCATAAGTATTTATATCTTCTGCATTAGAGAATCTTATAAACATATCATCTTGAGTTGAGTCTGTTCCAATTGTAGTTTCTGTACCACAATGAATTAAGTGTCTTGTTGTTGGTGAAATTAAAGTTAATCTTGTAGCTGTTGGATTATTTGTTGTAGGAAAGTTAGATGTTGTAGTAGATGCTCTTGTTGTAAATCTAGCTGCATCGCCGGCGTTCCAAGTAAATGTTTTACCGTTTAAAATAGTAGCAACAAGCACTTCACCAAAATTATCTAATGACCATAAACCTGGTTCTAGTGTTACATTAGATGCGGAAGCAGCACTACCAAATCCACCTGTGTTCCAAGATTCTAATCCCCAACCATAACCATATGATTGTTCTGCTGGACCTACAGGTTGTAAACATTTTATACTTAAGCTACCACCAGTAGATACAGTTGCACCTGCATTACTAGTTTGTGTAATTGTAAATGTGCCTGTAGTAGGAACAGTTATAACTTGAAAGTATTTATCTTCAAAGTCAGAGTCATTGTAACCTGTTCCACCTGGTAGTGTTACAGAATCTAACTGTACAATGTCTCCAATAGATAATCCGTGTGTAGCTTTTGTAATTGTACAAGTAGCTGATCCATTTGTAGTTGCGATTGTAGCTGATGTTAAAGTTGTTCTAAGTGGTGTAATGTCATAAACTTCACCTTCAAAGTACGCTATTAAAAATTTATCTGTACCAATAATAACATATCTATTACCTTCTAAATCTGTATATGCATGTTGCTTTCTTGCAACACCTACTAAAGTAGAAGCTAATAAAGAAGACCAACCACCAACTTTTTCTGGTAAGCCATATCTCCATCTAACATTATTAGAATCAATCCAACGACCAACTGCTCCAATCGTTGTATTTTGTTTATCAACTCCAGGTAAAAATTTGACTTGTTTAAGAGCCATTGTTTGCTCCTATGATATCTTGGTCGTTTTGTAGACCCAACCTCTAGTCGCGTTTGCATAGACCAAAGTAAAAGCAGCACTATTAGTATTTATAGTCAAATCAGTATTTTGACCATTTATTTTAGATGAGTTACGACCAACAGTTATATTATTTGAATTAGAAAAATTACCACTATCAACAATTGTTACTTGATCTCCTACAGAAGGTGATGCCGGTAAATTCATTGTTGCAGCAGCATTAATTCCACTTGATGAAGTGTCTACAAATAATTGATCACCAGCAACTGCTGTGTAGTTACCAGTTGGTGTAAACCAACCTGATGATATTAAACCTTTATTTACATTTGTGCCGTCAGAATAAAGAATAGATGTAGAGCCAACAGGTAATGCAATACCAGTTCCAGAAACTGTTTTAACTGTTAATGTATATAAGTTAGCACCGCTGCCTCTAGTTGTAGCATCTTGTACAACGTAAACTCTTTCAAAAGTATCAGGAACTGTAACAGTTCTATTAGCTACAAGAGTGCCTGTTAATTTAAGATATAAATTTTTACCGTTAGATGTAGCTCCTTGAGATATAGCTAAAGCAACATCTCCTGATCCTACAGCTACTGCTACATATCCAGATGATGATTGTTCTAATTGTTGTAAATTTGCATTAGTGATGGTACCCCAAGTACCTGCTTTCTCACCTGTTGTTATTAGTTCTAAATTTAAATTACTACTATACGTTGATGCCATAATTCTCCTACGGGTTAAGCGGATCTATAGGTGTCCATGTTCTATTAACATTTGGATCTACAGGGTCCCAAGATACCACAGAAATAGTACCTGTGGCAAGGTTTAATCTATTACCTGTAATAACCACTGGATACTCAACTCCTGCTGTAGCATTACCTATTGATACATTTAGCCTATTTCCAGTAACAGAAAAGACTATATTTTGTGCGCCTACGCCGGCGAAAGTTGTTGCTGCAAAAGGTGTTGCTCCAAATAACATTATATATTATTCCAATTCTGTTCTGCGTTAGGGTCTACTTGAGTCCATATTCTAAAGTCTACCGGTGAATTACCTATGTTTAATCTATTACTATTTAAACCATTTGTAGAGTTAATTTTAGCGTTTGCTTTTACTATAAATGGTAAAGGTGAACCACTAGCATATTCTTCAGTTGTAATATTTAATCTTGGTCCAGCTCCTAATACTACTACACATTTAGCTTGAACTTCAAAAGGTTTAGGTGAGCCAGATCCATAAGCTTCAGTTGTAATATTTAATCTGTCTCCAGATAAGCTTATTGTAGCTTTACCTATTACAGTTACATTACCTATAGCTGATTCTAATTCTATACCTGTTGGTATAACAGTCGCTTTACCAAGTGCTGTTACAGTATTGTTAGAAATATTTAATCTGTTGCCAGTTACCGGAACGTCTCTTGGTGCTCTACCTTCTGCTGTTCCTGTAGCAATATTTAATCTATTGCCAGTTAAAACTTCTACTGCTTTAGCTATGATAGTTGGATTACCGGTAGATATATTTAATCTATTACCAGTTACAGCTAAATCTAATGGAGCTGTTACATCTACATCACCGATTGTTACATTTAATCTGACGCCTTGTATGTTTACAAAGGCATTGGGACTGAAACCTTCAGCACTAAAGGGTGCCGCTGAAAAGGACGTAACACCAAAGAACATGGGTTACCTCGCTGTACATGGTACGTTATTTGATCCTACAATTGATTGTCCAAACGCCATATATGAATATGGATCTGAATTTCCATTTAAATCATGGTTTCCACCAGAGCTTCTTACTTTAAAACCATTAGATAAAATATCTAAATTACCATCACTTGGTGTTACTTCAGCAGCTGTTGACTCCGCAGCTAAATATTTTAATAAATCTTTTTGACCATAACTTTCTCTTAAAGTGTCATATATTCTCCATTGTCCAGTATCATTAGTTTGTCGTATTAATAAAAAAGCTGGTTTAAATCCTGTGTAAACATAGGGTCCATTATCATTATTATTTCCATAATATCTTCCAAAAGCACTAAATCCAGGAACTTCACCCCAAACATAAGCTACATAAGTTTGACCACTTGTATTTACTCCACCATCTGTACCAATTGAAAATACTGTTGAAGTAGGTATAGCTGAATTCCAAACTGAAGCTGCGGTTGATGCTGCACCAGTTCCGTTTAAAGTTAAATATTGAGTATTACCTATAGGTGTAAACCATACTCTCCAATCTTCTGATCCGCTAGTTTTTTTAATCCAAACCACTTTAGGAGCAACACCTAATCCATGAGCAATAGTGGCATTACTTCCAGTTCCAGTATATTTGTAAATTCCAAATTTTGATGTGGTGTTGATTGAGTAAGCACTTGGAGTTATTGTTCCACCAGATAATCCAGATGTTGTTCCAGCTTTCATAGACCATAAAATATATTTATATGTGTTTGTGTTAGAATCATAATTTCCACCATTCCAAGTCAGACCATCTGTGCCATAAGTTATCGCTTGTGTAGAAG